TCAGACACAGCTTTCTGACAAAGATGCCGCTATTGCCGAAAGGGATAAGAGCATCAGCGAAGTCAAAGCAGCTAATTGGGACTTGGTGAACAGAATTCCCGCCAACCCAGAAAAGACCGAACCTCAAATTGATGAGACTACCGGACTTCCCGATTCTTCGTCAATCACGCTTGACGATATGTTTGCACAGTAAGGATTATCATGGTCAAAAACATTCGACCTCTGATTGACAAGGCCAGTAATGTCGATTGGCTTAACGCCATTCGCAACACCCTTGGCAGCGAGTATCAGGCGCGAATTCCTGAGGCGACTCAGGCTAACGTTGCTGAAACTATTGCGCAGCTTTGGGATTACCAGGCAGGTCGAAACCAGGTCGTTGACGCACTTGTCAACCGCATTGGTCTTGTGCTCTTCAAGAACACCATTTGGAGCAACCCGCTTGCAGCGTTCAAGATTGGCGCTCTTCAGAATGGTGACACTATTGAGGAAGTGATGAACGGACTTCTCGAAGCCGTTGATTACGACTTTGATCGTGATGAGCTTGAGAAGGAAATTTTCGGGCATCACCCGTTCGAGACTCAGACTTCCTTCCACAAGATTAACCGGCGTGACCGTTACGCTTTCACGGTTAATCAGCCTGGTCTTCGCATGGCACTTCTCAACAACGAGCTTGGTAGCTTCCTCGCTAACGTTATGAGTATGCCGCAGACTTCTGATCAGAATGATGAATTCCTTCTGATGATGAATCTGTTTAAGGAATTCGACAAGGCTGAGGCTTACCACATTCAGAACGTGCCGGATGTTGGTGACCCCGCTTCGGGAGAAGTTGAATCGCGCGAACTCCTTCGTCGCATTCGTGAATTCAATAACACGCTTCCGTTTATTTCTCGTCTGTACAACCCGGCAGGAATGCCGGTTGCTGCAAACCCGGATAAGCTCATCCTCATTACCACGGCAACGGCTGACGCTGCAATGGACGTTGAAGCACTTGCCGGTGCATTCAATATCGATAAGGCTCAGGTCAACAACCGAAAGATTGTTGTACCGGAGCGCTACTTTGGTATTGACGGGGTTCAGGCAATCCTCACCACTTCTGATTTCTTTGTGGTTGCGGACAACCTGATTGAGACTACTTCTCAGTTCAACCCGGCAAAGCTCACCACAAACTACTGGCTGCATCACTGGCAGGTAATGAGCGCATCCCGCTTCGTCCCTCTTGTCATGTTCAGCAGCACCCGACCCAGCACGGTCATTACCGAAACGCCTACGCCCACCACAAGCATTGGCGCTGTCACGGTTACCGACAAGGCTGGCAATGTGGCAACCGCGAACCTTCTGCGCGGCGTGCTGTATGACGTTTCTGTGGAGGGTGCAACCACACCGGCTGGCGGGGTTTCGGCTCTTGACCTTGACCTTGTTGGCGCGCTTTCTGATTTCAGCTATGTGCGGAATGAGGGAAGCCTCTTCATTGGCCCTGATGAGACAGCGGATAACGTGACGATTAACGTTCTCGCACTCGACGGAACGCCTACACCGGTCACTAAGAGCTTCGGCGTTGCGGGCGACATCATTCAGCCCTGGCCCAACCCCAAGGTTACTCCTGACCCGCCCGTTGTGGAGGATGCCGCTGCATCGAAGAAGTCTACCGACAAGTAGATTCGAGTTTGGGAGGGGTTGATTCGGGGAATTGACCCCTCCCAATAATCTTAAGGTGTAAGCATGGGCACTCCAATTGCAGAAGAACCCGTTCAGGGATATGCAGGTGATGAATGGGTGATTGAGCTTCAGTTTAAGCAGCCCGACAACACACCTTTCAACTTGTCAGGGTTTACTACGTTCAGGTCTGAATGGCGAGTCCAGGAATACAACCCTTACAACGTAAAGACACTTGAAGTAATCCCACACGATCTTGTCGGTGGAAAACTTCGTATTAGAGCAACGACTGAACAAACCAGCACTATGAATAGTGATGGAGTTATTGACGTATTTGCTGACGAGAAGCAGACACTTATTAAGTTCCGCACCGAACTTATCGAGGACGTGACTTTGTGAGTGTCGAAATCGTAACGGCAGTTGTTCGCGGGATTATCGACGCTGACGGGGGAGAAGTAGTCGCTGCCGAAGTTGATAACATAATTGCCATTGTTCAAATTAACACAGGCATTGGTGTACAGGGTGCTGACGGACCTCCCGGCCCACCTGGGCCCGCCTCAACACTTCCTGGCCCTGCCGGTCCTGTTGGTCCGAAAGGCCCAAAAGGCGATACTGGTATTACGGGACCGGAAGGCCCGGCAAGTACTGTTCCCGGTCCCGCTGGCCCTGCCGGTATTGACGGAGCGACAGGACCGCAAGGCGCACAAGGCTCTACTGGTCCAGAAGGCCCGATTGGACCACAAGGAATTCCCGGCGCAACAGGACCACAAGGCCCGAAAGGCGATGCAGGTTCCGGTGTCACCATTGAAGGCACTATTGATTATGTAGGCCCTCCCGCATTTGCTGGCTCTAGTGCCGGTGCAATGTGGATAGATGTCAATGGCGATGGATGGGTCTGGGACGGTGCAGCATGGACGAATGTCGGACCAATTCGCGGCCCACAAGGTGATACCGGCGCAACCGGCCCGCAAGGCGTTCAGGGTCCAAAAGGCGATACGGGCGCACAAGGAATTCAAGGCGTCAAAGGTGATACCGGTGCAACGGGCGCGCAGGGTCCACAGGGCATTGAAGGGCCTATGGGCCCGGAAGGTGAAGATGGGCTTGTTGGCGCTACCGGTGCGCAAGGTCCGCAGGGAATTCAAGGTGTCAAGGGCGATACTGGCAACACCGGGCCGCAAGGCGTAGAAGGGCCTATTGGCCCGCAGGGAATTCAAGGTGTTAAAGGTGATACGGGCGCACCCGGAACACCAGCACCGGTGCCGTATTGTTTCGGTTATTACCGGAATACAGCTCTCACTATTGGCACAGCCATGACCGATATTGGTTGGACAGCTCTTGAATTCGGTGTGCTGGAAGGTTTCACGACGAACCTCACATCGTTCACATGCACCGTTGCAGGTCTTTACCAGTTCGACATTTCCATTACTCTTAATCCTGCCGCAGCGACATGGGTTAATCTTTATTGGAATAAGAACGGAACTTCGTTTAAAAGTTCAACCACATCATCTTTTGCGGCTGCAAACACGACAGTTTCCTTCTCATTTATTATGAACGTTGCTGTTGCCGATGTTCTTAAATTGACTGGTCAAGGTGGAACGGCGGTAGGCATTGCCGCGAGTCAACCCCACAACTGGATTAACATTACAAAGGTGAAATAATGGGATCAGGGATTGACGGACCTCCGAACATCTATACGGCGGGCAGCGATTTTGACTATTCCGTGTGGACTGCTGGAACGCAGATTGATCTAGTCAATGTCAACTGGAACAATGACTATCGTGACGTTGTTAAATTCGCCAGCAAGACAGCACTAAACAACTACATCAATTCACTTGGGCCAGCCGGTACTAGGTTGAATAACACAACTTATGCTAAGCCAAATCAAGATATTTTTCTGCCGATCCCATATAACCGGGTAAACAGGTATAACTATATTAGGGCATCCAATCCACTGATGCCCATTCCTGACGACATGCAGAAAGACTTCTACTACTTCATCCTCGACTGTGAATACATCAACCCGCAGACAACCCGAATCAGAGTGCAGCTTGACGTATGGCAGACATACGTTTATGACGTGACAATCGGAAACTGCTATGTTGAGCGTGGACATATTGGAATTGCTAACACTAAACAGTTTGACAACTTTGGGCGAGACTACCTAACTGTCCCAGAAGGCTTGGACGTAGGAGCCGATTATCGAGTAATCGCTAAGAGAAGCGAACAAGTAGTTTCTACAGATAACGCAAACCCGCTAAACGGTTACGAACATGACGTTATTGTAGTGTCGTCAACAGACCTTTTAGCACCAGCCGGAACGGTAGAGGCCCCAACACTTAAAACGGCTAAAGGATCAAAGATTCAAGGCATGCCGTCAGGGGCATCGTTTTATGTGTTTGACACCATCCCGCAGTTTACTGGCTGGTTGCTTTCAATGCAGGATAAGCCCTGGGTTACTCAAGGTATTATTTCTGTAACCGTAATGCCTAAAATTTCAAGATACACTTCTGACTTCGTGTATAACGGGGGGAACACGCCACAACATCTTTCCGATATGCACGCCTTTCCGATTAAGCACAACCTATTCCCAAACTGGCGGAATAGTACGGAAATTGCTAATTGGATTGATGCGCGTTATCGACATTTGAAGAAGTTTTTCACAGCACCATACATGGTGCTTGAAGCGACAACGTGGACAGCCACACCCATCGTCATGCGTCCAGAAGCATGGAACAATGCAAATGCAGAATTCCTTGAACGAATTAACTACATGCCTCCAAACCAGCGTGTGCAGTTCATCCCTCGTAAATACAACTCTTCAGGGCAAACGCCAGACGCATTCTTCGGAATGACGTATCAAGAGTTCGTTAACACCATTATGGCATTACCGGGTATGACACCTGCTATTGCAGCACCAGTAATTGCGAAGTATGGCGATATTGGCGACGACTATGGCGATTATCTTGACATGGTAACGCAGATTGCAGGATTCCCAGCGTTGCCAGTTGTTAATAATATGGCACTTAGCTACCTGGCATCCAACACACACTCCATTGACTATTCTCGCAAAGCCGCAGACTGGACACAACAGCGGGCAATAGGCATGGCGCAAGGGCAATATGACGTTGCTTCAGGTGGGATGAGCGCCGCTGGAAGACTTAACGAGATTGCCGTAGACGCTTCACAACAGCAAGCACTCAGCCAGAATAGAAACATTCAGGGCCAGGCTAATGTGGGCGCAATCGGCAGCGTTGCTGGCGGCGTCGTCAGCGGCTCAATGGCAGGGCCAGCCGGGGCGTTGACTGGTGGCGTGGCAGGAGCCGCCAACGGAATTGTTGGCATCGTTAATTCAGGCATTCAGGCATCACATAACATTGAGTCGGCAGCTATTGGAAATCTTGCCTCAATGCGAAGCACGGCAACAAACATTGGACAAGCGCAACTTTCCAGGGATACCAATATGGACCTTGCACGATTTGCTGCGAGAGGCGATTACGCAAACGCTATCGCAGGAATTAATGCCAAGGTTCAGGATGCCGCTATGATTCAGCCTAGCATTGCGGGGCAGTTTGGCGGGGATGCAACTAACATTGCTAACGGCACAATGGAATTCACAATTAGATGGAAATTCATTGATCGCGCAGCAATGCGAATTGTTGGTGACTACTGGCTGAGGTTCGGGTATGCAATTCGAGCATTTATCAGACCTCCACAGTCACTTATGGTAATGACAAAATTTACCTATTGGAAAATGACTGAAGCATATCTTTCTTCAGCAACGGTTCCAGAAGGACACAAACAAGTGCTAAGGGGAATCATGGAGAAGGGGTTCACGGCGTGGGCAAACCCGGCAGACATTGGCGTAATTGATATTGCAGATAATGCGCCGCTCCCAGGGGTGAGCTACTAATGGGTGGCAAGCGAGTAAGTGGAATCGACCACTTCTATAATTCAGCTCTTTATGGCGCGCCCAACCCATTTGCAAATAACCCGTCATTGCAGCGAGAAAGACTAATACAGAGGAATCTTGAACGAAACATTTCAGAGCTTGCAGTAAACAGGTTCAAATGGGAGGGCCTACCAGACTCCATTGACCCGAGATTCCTAGAAGTAACAATGCTCCTTAACGGGCTTGTAATCTTTTACTGGGATGATGAATATGACAAACTGCTTGCAGTCAAAGCGTCAGCAACGGGGTATGTCAACTTCATGGACTGGCCCGTAGCGTACACAATAATCGGGCCAGGGTCACGAATTAACGACATTGGCGGGCAGACAACATTCATGCCCAAACAGGTTAAAGGCTTCATTCCTATGGCTGATGCCAAGCCAGAAGATGCCAAGCGTCAAGGCGTGCCAGTGTGGCCTAACTATTTCAGGCAGTCGGATATGGACACAATCCAAATCTATTCTTCAAGACTGGCAACCACAGACATGACGCTAGAAATCAACACAAGAAATGCCAGGCAGAATAAAGTAGTAACGTCAACTACCAACACACAGCTGTCAATGGTGAACCTTGCTAGACAAATTGATGAAGGCGTTAACGTCATTCAGCCCAAAGATGCAGCAATGATGGACGCAATTACCGCGATTGATCTAGGCATCAATCCAGACATGTTTGACAAGCTGGCGGTACTTCGCAATAAGTGGTGGAATGACTGCATGGGACTGCTTGGCATTAACAATGCCAATCAGGATAAGAAAGAAAGACTTGTTGAAGCTGAAGTCGGGGCGAATGACGAACAAACAGACTCCATGCGGTATGTAGCCCTACAGGCTAGGCAGAAGGGTGTTGAGTATGTAAATCAGGTATTCGGCACTAATATTAGCGTTGATTTCAACACTGAAGTTGAGGCTATGGCTGAACAAGCTGCCGCAATGGCTGGGATCAACCAGGGCGAAGATTCCGCAAATGATAGTGGGGAGGAAGAATAATGGCAACCTTCACTATGCAGCTAAAAGAAGTGCTAGACATTCTTTATGGGCACGATCCTGACATCGGTGATTTTGTACAGCAGTATGAATCGCTAACGTTTGAACAGGTCACTTATGGCAAACTCCCAACACTACCAACATACGATGAAATTGGATTGGCATACTATCCAATCTTCGCTGAAGGCTACCGTAAGATTCTAAACGGTAAGATTATTGATGAGTACTACAATCAAGAAATCGGCACCGAGACAATAGACAACTTCACCTTGATTCTTCGCAAGAAGATGGATCAAATCATGCCTTATTACAACGAGCTGTATAAGTCACAGCGACTTGAATTTGACCCACTTCTTACGATGGACATTCACAGTGTAGGTAGCACGGAAGTTGTTGGTACAGAGGAAGTTAACGCAAACAATATTGCGGAAACTAAAACGAATTCAGGTTCGCGTGCAACTAATCTCAACTTCCCGCAGACGGCACTAGCTGGCGACGCTGATTACGCAACATCAGCAGTTGATTCAAACTCTGACAGCGACGTTGATGCGTCGTCAAATCAGGAAAGCGAATCGTCCTCCAACACTGAAAGCAACACTGACAACCGTGTAACGGGATATCAAGGTGTTTCTTCAAACCTCATAGTGGCTTATCGTAACAGCCTTATCAATATCGACACGATGATTATTGATGAAGTTAAAGATTGCTTCATGCTGCTAAACAACAACGCCGATTCCTATACAGCAAGTAACTACGGATGGATCTATTAAATGTCAAACCCCATTCCTCCCATTCCTCCCATTAACAACACGGCATTCATCCCGCCGTATGTACCGCCTTACGGGCCTGTGCCGAACATCACGCCATTCACTTATCGTGACGGGCAGACTTATCTTCAGATTCTCGAAGGTCTGAGGGTCTACATCAATCAGACCGTTGTACCATTCATTGACGACAACCTTGACACTCTCGGAGAAATTTTCGTTGAGGAAGTCAACCGTCTAATCGAAGCCGTGAACCAGGCTATTGACCTCATCATCAATGACTCAATCGAGGTTCAAGACCCCGTAGTTGCAGCGCTTGTGGCTGACACTGAATCTCTTACACGACAGGCACTTGACGTGGCATTCTACCCTCGCACAGAGGCGGATGAAACGTTTGAAACAAAGGCACACGCCACGGCAACGTTTGAAACGAAAGCTGATGCAACGGCAGCACACGACGCGCTTGCGGAACATGACGCAGCGTCTGACGTTGTTGATGAAGGCTTGCAGGATCAGATTGACAATCACACGACTCAGCTGACCAGCATAAATGACACCATCAATAACGGTAGGCTCAGTGAGGCAGCACTTGATAGCACATATGTCTCTATTGAGCCAACGCCTATCGCTGTCTTCATCGGTTCAAGCAACAGCGTGCAGGGGACGTGGACTGAAAACTTCTGCAATTTGATGGGGTATATCAACAAGAACTACAGCATTGGTGGCGGGGCTTTCACGCAGACCGGCCCATCACAATTCATTGCTCAGATCAACAACGCAATTGCTGACACGACTTACAATCACGCCGAAGTTAAGTTTGTATTCGTGTGCGACATGGGCAACGACATTCGGGGTCAGGCTGATGTTTCTTCGACAGCCCCGGCAGTTTTTAGCGCTGCTAGGACTGCATACCCTAACGCGCGAATCATCCTTCTGCCAGCACTTTGGGGCAACGCTACAGACAACCTCAACCCGTCCCGCATCATGTCAATTAGCAAGCGGGTTACTGAGGCTGTAAATGCTGGACTGCTTTACGGCGTTGAGCTTGTTGACTATTCTTGGACCTGGCACATGGACTCATCGTCATGGATGGAAGCGACAGGTGGGGTTCATTACAATGTTAACGGATACGCCCGAATCGCTCAGTTCATGAAGCAATGGATGATTACTGGCAACGCTAAATACGATCAGCCAGCAAGATTTGTGACACCCCTCACCGGCGTTTCCGCTGACTACTCATACTGGACCATCAGCCGCGAAGGAAACATTGCCACACTACAGGGTATTTTCGAGGTAAGCGGAGCGCTGAGCATTGACTTTGATTTGGGTCAAATTGGCTATGGGTATTGGCCTATGGACTCGGTTTATTCGACAGTCATTTCAAACGGCGCGCGCGCAGGACGGGCAATTTCGATCTACACGAACGGGCTTATCCGAACCTTCAGCGCTCTTGAAGTTGGGGCATATCACACCCTCGCATCATGGAGGGTTGCATAAGCCGTGACTTCATACATTCATAAGCATGGGGATCAGCTTGCCCTGGTTCTGTCAGGTGAAAAATATCTGGCAGTTCCAACAGGCGGCGAGGTATGGCTTTTGAATGGCGTGGAACCCGGCCCTGGCCCTGGGGAGCCTCCGTCTAGCGGGGATCAAACATTCGACTGGCCCTTCAATCCGAGCACCGAAGTTACCAGTGAGTATGGCCCGCGTGACGGGCGCATTCATCAAGGCATCGACTTTGGTAAAGGAACCGCTGTTAACAATGCTGAAATTCACGCTGCGGCTCAGGGCGTATGCTCCGAGTCTGGCGTGAATTCCGGCTGGGGTAACACTATGGTTATCAATCATGGGGTTGTCGGGGATAGGCAGCTATACACACGATACGCACACATGATTTCCGCACCATTTTTCACTGTAGGCCAGGAAGTAAATAAGTGGGACGTGATTGGGCGTGTTGGTAACACCGGCAACAGCTTCGGCGCACACCTTCACTGGGAAACACACATCGCCATGCCAGGGGGAGGGATGAGCAGTAGCAACCCAGGAACGCACGTTAATCCGCGAACGTTTATGGCAACGTATCAGAATGTTCCTGTACCAGAGATTGTTCTTGATTAGGCTGCAA